GGATACTGTTAGTTTTGTTACCGGGGCGGGTGGGGCTTTCGTTGTCAATGTCATAATCGGAGATCCAACCCTCTTTTGACAGCTTAAAGGGAACGGTGAATTGCTTCATCTCTGAATCGTTGCCATCTTTGAATTCAAGAAGATTGGAATTGTGTGGGAGGGTTCTCATCAGCTTATATTGTACCAGTTGCCATTCTTGTCGCTGTAAAGGAGAATCATCTCTCCATTGGTTACGACAATTCCCCCAGAGCCACCCACATCAGTATTCAAGTCAAAGATTGCATCAGTTCCGGGCGTGGCGTTTCTGATTATTTTTACAACGCCCCCGCTTGCCCCAATGGTCTTAACTCGCACACACCCAAATTCATCTGCGGCTGGCAAGGTCAAATTGGTAGCCGTAGCGTCGTCCACATCGAGTACGATTAAATCACCATAAGCCATGTCTATGTTGCCACCGGCTAGGGTCGTGGTATCTGTTGCGAATCTTAATGCCACGCCGCGATTGATGCTATCAACATTGTTTCGGTCTGCATCTGGTGTTCCACCCAATAACTCAAAAACTCCAAAGTTTTTAATATTGACTGAGCCATCAGTAGAAGTGTTTGAAATTACAAAATATCTAAAACCATGAAAGAGGGTTGGATCTCCGATTATGACATTGACAACGAAAGCCCCACCCGCCCCGGTAACAAAACTAACAGTATCCGAGACAACCGTGAAAGCCGCATCGTCAACTGATATGGGCGTTAAGTCTGTCCAGTTTGCTTCAATTGGCGAATCGGTGGCAACGGTTAATCCCTGTATTTTAAAAACGTGCGTAACGCCAGCGTTTGTGCTGAAAGCACATCTGGCTTTTCCGGCTGATTTTATGCCCGTTGTTCTCCTGCCTACAAAATCGGTGGGGAAACTGGAGTTGTTCGCCCCAATGCCGTCGTTTGCGTTAAAACATAGGTTTGCATTGTCCATGCCTTGGTCGAAACGTGTTCCGCCTTCTCCGTCCGTTAATTCATCGGTAGCGCCAAACGATAATGAACTTACGTCAAAATTGTAGAGATCGGTTCTGATACCTATTCTCAGATCGGCATCTTCCTCGGACAATGAACCCGCGCCACCCGTTGTCTCTGATACGGTCAAAGTATCCACGCCCACTTCCGCGTCGGGATCGTCCTGATCTATGGCAAAAGCTTTATCGCCATTCACCACTCCGTCTTGGACGAAAAAATCTGCGCCCCCAACATCTAAACCTGTGGCGAAGTCCGGTGCCCTTGTCCAAGCTCCCGCCGCCGCAATATAAACTCCCCTGTTGGCCGTTGTGTCTTGGAGAAATGCTGCAATGCGTTGACCGTCTGCCGCAAGCACACCATCAACCGCAATTAATCCAGTAAGGGCGATATTTGCATCAGCTAGTAAAGAGACGGCATCTTTTGCCGATTGACTGTTCAACAGGAAATTTACTTCGGCTGTCGATAAAACGTCCATGTTTGTTCTGGCCGTACCAATGTTATTTAGATCACCCAAATTTTGAGCTATTAGCAATGCCCCACCGCCACCACCACCGGCAAATACCGAAGCCGTCAAGGTATCCGTTCCGACTACTGCGTTTGGATCATCTTGGTCGATAGAGAATGGCTTGTCAGCGTTGGCCGTGCCTTTCTGAACAAAGAATGTTGCGCCACCAACACTGAGCCCTGTCGCAAAATCCGCCGCTCTCGCCCATGCCCCTGATGCCGCTATGTATATGCCGCGATCAATAACCGTCGTTTGGAGGAAGGCCCCGACTCTTTGCCCATCAGTGACGGCAATTCCGTCCACCGCAATTAGGCCAGTTAAAGCAATGTTGGCAGTGGCTAACAATGAGACGCTGTTTTTTGCAGATTGGTTTTCAATCAGAAAGTTAACCTCAGAGGTAGAAAGGACATCCATGTTTGTCCTGGCCGTTCCGGTATTGTTTAGGTCGCCAAGGTTTTGACTGATTTGCAATGCGTTGGCATCAACGCCCGACTTCGCAGTGACTGTTAGAGTTGATGTCCCCACAATTGCAGTCGGGTCGTCTTGATCAACCGCAAAACATTTGTCACCGTTAGCCGCTCCCTTTTGAACAAAAAAGCTGGCTCCACCTACATCGAGCGCAACTATGAAATCGGTGGCCCTTGTCCACGCCCCGGCATCATTGGCAACGTATATCCCTCTGTCAATAACGGTAGATTGCAGGAATGCACCTATGCGCTGTCCGGTTGCAGAGTTGACCCCGTCCACGCTCACCACGCCGGTCAATGCAATGTCAGCGGTTGCCAATAAAGACACGCTGTTTTTGGTGGTCTTTTTATTTATGTCGGTTGTGTTGCCAGCAATAGATGTGTCCATTGCCGTGATCTTGTCAAAGAGTGAGTTTCTGGACGGCGCATCCAATACATCGCCGTTCCATGAGCCGCCAAACGCTTCATCAATAATATCATCGCTGCCTAGAATTAGTTTCCATTTTTGCAGGCTACCATCAAACCGCATGTAATCATCTTTTTCAAATGTCTCGCCAACGGGATCAATGAGAGCAGAGCTTTCAAAATTTCCCGTTACAGATATGAGATGAGTTTGACCGTCCTTGGGCGACGCTGGTATATTCGCCGCCAACGTAGCGTTAACCGGAGATGCTGATCTAACAACGAGCGTTCCGGTTTCAGCACCCGGAACTAAACCGGCTTTAATTAAACTCATAAAATCTTGACTGTGATGCTTGTTGACCCGCCAGCCCCGCTGATAACGGTTTTCAATCGCTCACCAACTTTTAAACCGATTGGAACAATATCACCTTGATTGAATGAACCGGATGAGTCATTAACAAAATCATCATCACCATAATCAATTTGAATTTGAAGACTCGCCCCATCAAATACGCCTGTTATTTTTATATGGTATTGGCCGCCGAAATTATCACCGGGGCCGAAAATATTATCACTGTCTTCGTCTGCTGTTTGATTAGTCGTTAAGGGAAATGACATATATTTTCGGTCCTTATTTTTCCCTAATGATAAATTTCAAATTCTAAAGTCTAGTGCAAAGTTTGATTTAAAGGATTAGCTGTGTTTTTAAGTGTATTTTTAACACAAGTCCTTTTTAAATTTTAATCAAAAGTCTAGCCTTGAGTTTGAAAAACTAGCACACAGCGGCAATTTATGACATTTTTAGCGCCGCCGCTTCTGTCGCCTGGGCGCTTCATTGGCCTCCCCCCGACATTGAAATTGTCATCCAACGGTATCGGATCTTGCTTGAGCATCGGCCTGTGATCATCCCGAGTCCGGCCATCTGTGACCGGCACCCATTCTTTCAAAGTCTCTGGCAATCCCAATCCTCGCACCACCGAAAGCGTTGCATCTTGGGCCGCGGCGTGAGTTTCGGTCCTGGCAATCACCCTCGCTCTTGATCTGCTTATTGCGCCGCCAACCGCATCAAAGATGACTTTGCTTAACACTTCCTCACCTGCCGCATCGAATTTATTGATTGAATTTACGATTAATCCTCGGCTGGTTTGGGAAATGTCTTGGCTCTCCCTGAGCGCGTTGGTGGTGATCCATGTTTGAAACAGGCTGGTTATCGTGCCCTGGACATCCTTCATTTCCATATCCAATTGGCCGGATTTAACAAGATCATCGCTCTCCTTGATCACCCGCTTGCTGGTGCCATCGATGGACAATGAATAGGTTTTTTGCAGCATTTTCTCAATGTTTTGCCGATGGGCTTGGATAGCTCGATCCACCGCGGGGAATCCTCCGGCCTCAAATTGCTTGGCCGCATCTCGGCCCAGCCTCTTGAATTCTCGGGTTAAGACCGGGGCTAATAAGTTTTCAAGGATAGCGCGATTGCGCTCTTGAATTACTGCCTCTCGATCCTTTTCAGCTCTTGTTTTTGGGTTGAATAAACTCATGCGCTTTTGCTTTGGCTTCGTCTTCGGGGATGCCGAGGTCCATGAGTGAGGCGACAATTGTTTTATCAGTATCTAAACCGCTGAACAAATCAAAGCCAACTGGGATTGAGCCAACGGGGGTGAATAGCAGGTCAGCGCCTGTGGATTTTGGGTCATAATCCGGCATCCCCATAACTCCCCTTTTCTCGTTATCGCTCATAAACGTGACTGTTTCAAGGGCTTTCATTCTCTCCATCCTTCTGCCCTCAAGCGCTGGAATCGAGTTGATGTCATAAAAAATCTCTGTGCCCTTCCCGAAATCGGGGGCTAGCCAGCTATTCAGTTCATCAACCAAAGCATCGAGAAGAACAATCACGGTATCCTCATAAAATGCTGCTCTGGCTTCCTTGTAATTATTGAAAGTCTGATCGCCGAGAATTCCAACCAACTGAGCGGGGGTCCGGTACACTGTGGCGATCTCTCGGGCCGCATTGGCATGACCCATGAGCCAATCCATGTCCACCGGGTTCATTGAAATTTGCTTCCATTCCATGTTGCCGTGACCGATCATCACCCGCTTTGCATTGTCCGGCCCCTCGAAATTTTCCTCCATGTCCTTCCTGAGCTGCTTCACTTGGGGCTCAGTGATTGGCTCTTTCTTGCTGAATAAGAATCCAGAGGGAACGGCGGCATTTTCGATTGAACGAAAGTTCCACCGGCTCGACGCGTTGTGCTGATCCACTGACATTGAGGCAGCTCTCATTGGGCTCATGCCTACGAATTCATCCAACGGGGCAAAGGTTTTCCACTGTAAAATACTGGCTTGGCCGGTGAATTGATCGACTTCCCATCCAAATTTTTGCCCGTTCTTCTCCCAAATGAAACCAGTTGGCAATCTGCTTTTAGCGAAAACCCTCATTTCGTACGGAGACCACGACCACAATTCCCGCGGGGGTCCGGTATCGCCGCCAACTTTTTCAATGAACGTGTTGCCAGTGATGTCCCGATGGGCATTAACCCGGTGAAAGAATTCAGCGCCAGCATCAACGGGGTTGGGCTTCTTGAGCAATTTATTTAAGGGGTGATTCTGGTCTTGGATTTTGCCATTTACTTTAACGCCAAGGTCAACCGAAGCCAAAGCCTTTGACCTGAGATCGATGCAGCTGTAGGCAATCGCGTTGAGCATATAGCCCTCTTCGGCAAACGCCCGGTCATTGGTGGCCTTGAATTGAGCCTTGCCACCTGGGATAAACCGCGCTATATCGACAACTCTTGCCTTTCTGAAAAACGCCGCGACTCTCTCAAACATGGCTTAATGATAATCTAAGCGAAGGAGATTCCAACTGTGGGTTTATTAAATCGCTGCCAAGCGCCGGAAACTCCATCGATCTGATCATCGTTTGGGTGCGTGTCGTCGTTTGTGAAGGCAGTATTTTCATTGATGAAATCGGTGTTCCAATGGCCACGGAGTAAAGTGATCTGCTTCTTTTCAACCCTTGTCATCCAAGGCATAGCTCTCGCTAATTTATCTCCAACCGGTCTTTGGGCAATGATCGTATAATTCTGCAATCTTGGTTCACGCTTCAAATCGTCACAGTATCCGATCTGCTGTCCAGCTTCCTCCATGATGATTTCGACATCGGCCCCATCATGCTCAGCGGTTTTAATTATTAACCTCCTGAGATCCGGCCATTGCATCTTAACCCTGATCATGTCTTGAATTTGATAGTTCTCATACTCTGAGCTTTTGCACACCTTGGCCCCCGCTGAGTAATCGTTGGCTTTCTTCTCGGTGAAGGCTAAGTCCCATGATCTGAGCGTCCTGCCCTTCATCGGTGTGTCGTCGATATAGAACCACTCAGCTTTAACAATGCCGCTCACTGTGTCCACGAATAGGCCGTAGAATTCTTGGTTGCGTATGCCGCCCTCGGGAAGCTCCTGCCTCACTTCCTCAACTGAGCTTTGGCTAAGGAATGGGTTCGCGTCGGTCGGTACATTCATCCAAGAATAATTTTCATGGCCGCTCTGCGCCTTCTGAGCCATCTCATAAAACAGGGTGTCAGTCCCGTCCTTGTTTTTCTTTCCCTTGGGTGTTCCAAAGATAAATACCTTGCAATCATCGTAATCCATTGTCATCGGCAATATGGCATTGTGCCAGAGATAGCGGCCACGCTCACCCTTGAGAACTATCCCCCCTTCGTTGACTATGATTCGGTGATAGCCAAACCCTTCGATGTTCTCTGGCCTATCCGCGCTCCTAAAGTCTATCGTTGAATCATAGATTCTGATCTCTTTTTTTTGCTGCCGCCAATCCCAAATGCTCTTTG